AAGGCAAGCCTCCAGCAGCTGGCGGCGGCGGTGGCAGCTCTTCCAAGGGCTCAGGTGGTTTCATCGAAGAAATCCGCAAGCATCAAGCAAGACGATAAACATTGAAAAGTGAGGAATAAACATGAATAAGAACAAGTTTCGTTACAAGCTTAACCTTCAGACATTTGCTGACTCTGATTACCTGAAGGACAACCTAACCGGTTTTGTGCCGAAGGAGACGGCAACAGAGATTGTGGCCGATGTGGTGCGCGGCTCCAGTGTACTGCGCCTTTCCAAAGTGGAGCCGATGCAATCCGATACCAAGAAGATTCCTGTTATGACAGATGGGCCGGGAGCTTACTGGGTGGGGGAGACTGAGCGAATTAAGACGTCTGTAGCACAGTGGATTTTCCCAGAGATTACGGCGAAGAAGTTGGCCGTTATTATCCCAACTTCTCGTGAAAAGCTCCAAGACACTACTATTGATGTATTTGAGAGCTTGAAGCCTTATGTAGCAGAGGCGTTCTACAAGGCCCTTGACGCTGCGGCGCTCTTCGGTACTAACAGTCCATTTGCAAAGAACATTCTAGACGTTGCAACAGGGGAAGGCAATGTACTTGCTCTAGGCACGAATTCTCGCCTTGATGAAGATGTATCTGATGTAATGGCGCTGGTGGAAGAAGCCGGAATGGACGTGAACGGCTTCGCAGCTGGTTACGGACTGAAGAATAGCCTGCGTAAGCTACGTAACGCAAATGGTGACGCACTGTTCGTAGTGGATGCGGACAATTCCAAGCTGTATGAGCAGCCGATTGAGTTTAGCCGTAACGGGGCTTGGGACAAGACAAAAGCTGAGCTGATTGCTGGAGATTGGAATTATTCCTTGGTCGGTATTCGCCAGGAGATCGAGTACGAGATCCTTCGAGAAGCAACCCTTCAGACAATCACTATGGCCGATGGTGAACCGCTCAGCTTGGCTGAGAATGACATGATTGCGCTCAAGGCGACTATGCGAATTGGCTACCTGCCTGTGAAGGAAGACGCCTTTGCCGTACTGACGCCGAAGCCATAAGGAGGGATTCGCATGTATCAGAAGTATACGAACGGTGAGCGTACCATTGAGCTGACGCGGCGTGCATATGAAGTCTTGTACGTTCACCAGGGATTCAAGCCCGTAGATGGGGATCAGGATATACCTGATAAGCCTATCGAAGACATGACGGTTCCGCAGCTCAAGGCCTATGCCAAGCTGCACGATATCGACATTACAGGCAAGACAGCCAAGCCTGAGATTCTGGCGGCGATCCAAGCCGTAACTGAAGGTGGTGGAAACGATGGCAACGATCAAGCACAAGGACAAACAGTTTAACGGCGTTGTGGCTGGTGTACGCTTCACCCGAGGCGTAGGGGAGACTGACGAGCAGAAAGCACTGAACCACCTGAGAGCCCGAGGCTTCGAGGTGGATACATCTGATCCGAAGCCGGCCCAAGTCGTTAAGTCGGGCAAAGGGGCTGTGCAGGATGCTGGATCAGATTAAGCTGCTGCTAGGTCTGGAGGGTACAACCGATAAGGATGCCCTCCTATCTCTCCTGTTGAGCTCCACACTGCGGAAGATGCTCAACTACCTGAACCTTGAAGAGCTGCCTGCGGAGCTGGAAGATGTGGCTGTCGAGATTACGATTAACCGTTATCGGTCACAGCAGGCCGATGTGGACACATCCCGCACCGTCAAGTCTGTTACGGTTGGCGGCGTGCGTACCGAATTTGCTGATAGCAAGGCCAACACAGGAATGGGGCAGTATATTGACGCCTACCGTCCGCAGCTCAACCGATTCAGGCGCATGAGGACCCTGACATGATTACGCCGGAATACTTTGACGTTGTGTTCCCCCTGATCAAGAATGCTGAGCTGTGGGTGAAAACCCGGAGTAAGACCAGGGGGCCACATGGCGGGGATGTATACACTTGGTCAGGCGATGATTATATCGAGGCTTACAGGGAGCCGTTCGGCAGCGCTCTGGCGTCCAACGAATACGGTTTGGATGTAGAGTGCCAAGATAGGATATTCTGCCCTCCACTGACAGCTCTGGTCGAGGGTGCAGGCGTGTATTACACGGACCGAGATGGTGAGCCTGATGCGATCGTAGTAAGTGCTGCACCTTGGCCGGGGCATGTTGAGTGCCTGCTATCTCGAAAGAGGTGAATTATGGAGATTGAAATTGATGTATCAGAGGTAGTGCGGCGTTTACGATTGCAGACAAGCGACCTACAGGGCAAGCTCGAAGCTGCCGTGGCTAAAGGTTGTCTAATCGTGGAGAGGGATGCAAAGCGTCTGACTCCAGTGCAATCAGGTGACCTACGCCGCAGCGTTACACATAGAGTCAGCGTCGAGGGTGATGAGGTCAAGGGCGAGATAGGGACGAACCTGTTTTACGCCCCTTACGTTGAATTGGGCACTGGTATCTTTGCCACGAATGGCAGAGGTCGCAAAAAGGGTTGGGCTTACACCAATGAACAGGGGGAAACAGTCTGGACACGAGGTAACAGGCCGCAACCTTTCTTATTGCCTGCTTTGCGGCAGAATGAGGACAAAGTGAAGTACACCATAGCCAACGAGATCCGCAAGTCGTTAGGGGGCAGGTCGAGATGATCAACCTTAAGCCGCAGGTGCGGGACGCACTGGAGCTCATAGGCGTACCAGTAAGCCCTGAGTACCCTGACGATGTACCAGAGCTGCCAAGCATCACATTTTATGAAGCAGGCAACCAAGACGCTAGGTCGGTAGACGATGTAGCGTCTTCGGCATTGATTGAATTTTACATCCATGTATGGGGTACTGGCGTTGAGCAGATCGAGCCAATAGCCCAAGACGTGGATAAGCAGATGAAGGCTATGGACTTCTGGAGGACGTTCGGTGCTGATGACCTGACGCAGCCCGTAAAACGGAAAATATTACGATATACGATTATGAAGGAGGCTTGACTATGTCCAAAGTATTGAAAGGTCTTAAGGGGATGCGAGTATTCCCTATCACGAAAAATGATGCGACCACGTACACGACAGGTACCGCAATGGTGTTGCCGGGTGCTCAAACTCTATCGCTGGAGAATCAGACGGAGGACTGGCAGATTAACGCTGACGATACAGTGTATGAATCGGGGTCAGACTGGACTGGGATGGAGCTTAGCCTTACATTGGCAGAGTTGACACTGGAGATGCGTGCCCACCTTGAGGGTGGAGATTGGGACGAGACAGAGAAGGTGTACAAGTTTACCAGTGACAATGTGGCTCCACAGATTGGTATGTCTTTCATGGCACAGACCAGTGACGGGAATTATCGGATGGTTAAACTGTTAGCCTTGCGCTGTACTGCTGTTGGTATGGCATTCGCAACGAAGGGCGAGGGCGATAGCGCATCCGTGGTAGAGATTACAGGTATGGTATCCAGCCGCAAGCTGGACAACGCCGTACACTTGATGAAAGATTCCACGTCCGAGGCCGATCTGGCTTGGCTGGATACTCTTGCGGCACCAACACCTTAAGCGCTTATTACAACGGTCCGGCTTCGTGCCGGGCCTTTATTTAACAGGAGGGACTATACATGTTTGGACTTGGCAAAAAGCAAGAGAACAGCATTACCACATCTATCCCGCTTAGCAGCACAGTGCACGGTATCACTGTGCGTAAGCTGCCGATCGGGCAATACCTTAAGGCGCTTCATATTGCGGAAAATTTGCCGGAAATCATTATGAAAGAGTGCTTCCCTGACTTGAAGCCAATGGAGGTACTGGACCAGCTCAAGAATATTGACGAGCAGGCATTGTATGCCCTGGTGTCCCGTCTGATTCGCGTAGTGCCAGAGCAGTTCTTGCGCTTGGTTGCGGAGCTGCTCGAAACGGATTATGAGTATTTGATTAATAAGCTGACGCCCAAGGAGTTGCTTGACGTCCTGCTTGCCTATTGGAAAGTGAATGACCTAACCGATTTTTTCGGGATACTCAAAAAGATTCTGCCAGCGACAGCAAGCCCGCTGAACCCTCTGAGCACTGGCTCCAAAAAATAATTGCCAGCGCTCAACTTATGGGTATTAGCAAGCGGGATCTTTTTGAGTGTTACTATTATGACGAGTTTCTGCTGGTGCTGCAGGAGCATAATAAGCTCCATGCTGTGAAGGAAGAGCCAGAGCATGAAGAGGTATTCATAGATCAGCTTTTTTCATAGACCTAGATTGTTAAGATTTGGTACAATGGCACTATAAACGACTATGCGAGGTGTCATAATGGCCGTAAAGAAAAAAGTTTGGCTTATTGCTGTGGTGTTTGTGTTGCTTATTGCGTCCGCAGGAACCTACTACATGATGAATAGAGGCGGTTCGGATGCGAGTGATGCAGTAACAAAGTTTTTCACGAATGTAGATAACGGTAATTTTAGTGAAGCGCAAAGATACCTCTCTCCTGAAACCCGGAAAATTTACAAGGGGAATACTCTCCAGAATTTGCGAGATTATTTATACAGTTATGATAGAAATACCGAAATAGATCCAAATACAATTGAATTCCACGGAGGCGGTAGCTTTGCTACAACAGTGTTGAAAACAACAAGCTCAGTGATACCAGCTACTATTAATACCGATGTCACGCTTTCTAAAACAGTTTTCGGGTGGAAGATAGATAACATAAAGCTTCAAGCAGTACCAACAAACACTCCTTAGCCTGGAGTGTTTTTATTTTGCCCAAAAAGCAGGTGAGGGAATGGATTTAGGGGATATGGTCGTAAACATACGACTACGGACGGACGCGCTGGAACGCGGATTAAGGGACGCTCAACGTGAAATTGAGCGATTACAGGATCAGATGCGCGACCAATCAGCACAAAATGAGCTTAATTCGTCACTGCTTAAAATAGGAGCGACGGCTGGGGTGGTATTTGCGGGGATTGCATCAGCGGTAAAGTCGGCTGTAGCAGCCCATAACGAGTACACATCTATCATGAAGGGCTTCGCCAATCAGTTACGAGCCACGGGGCAGGACATCAATGGCGCGATGAAATCTGTTCAGGATATAGCCAAAGACGGATTGGTAAGCGAGTCCGATACTGCTGCAGCGATCAAAAATCTGGTCAATTATGGATTTACTGTTGAACGAGCCGAGAAGGCCGTTAAGGCAATCAAGGATACTGCTATTGATAATAGGCAAGCCCACTATTCGCTTAGTGAAGCTGTGCGGGTCACCACTGAGGGGATCCGGATGGAGAATTCCGAATTGTCCGATGCGGCCGGGATTCAAAAGAATATCGCCAAAATGGTCGAGGACTACGCGAAGGCGATCGGCAAGAAGACAACGGAGTTGACCAAGTCAGAGAAGGCTGAGGCAATCTATTCGGGGATTATGGAAGAGTCTGCGGCTAACATGGGTCGAGCGGTAGAATATGCCGAGGAGCTTGGTGGTCAGCAGGCTATGCTGGATGCCAGTACGCAAAAGTTAGCCCAATCGTTCGGGGCCGCACTCGCTCCAGCAATGGGGCAGATTACAGCAGTCCTATTGCCTCTTGTTCAGACGCTGACAAGCTTTGTTACACAGTATCCCGCTTTGACATCGGCTATAACAACCTTTATCGGGGTGGCTGCTGGGTTGATTACTTTACTTGCAGCTCTCAGAATGGCTTTTATATCGCTAACCACTGCATCTGCCATGTTTAACACTACGTTGTCTGGCATGCTGTTGAACCCTTGGGTGCTTGGCCTTGCTGCCCTTGCAGCGGCTGTGGCAGCTATCACCTTTGAAATACAGCGGTCAAAGCAGGCTACCGAAGAGCTAAGAGCAGCGGAGGAAAGACTCCAAGACTTAAGACAAAATGGGGTCAGCAAACAAGAGCTTGAAACAAGGATAGCCGAGCGCGAAGCTCTTGAGGAATTGATTAGCATCTACGAGAGGCTAATCGACCTTGCACAGAAAATGGCGGCTGAATCTGGAACAGGAAATAATCTCCTAGCCTTAGATACAGCGGCCCGGAAACTAGATACGAGTTTAGAAGAGATCAATAAAAAAGCGAATGATTTGGGGCTTACACTTGAGTTTGTAAGCAAAGAGGGCGATATAGCCGCTGAATCAAATAAAGTGCTAGCAACGGCTTTGGAAGATTACAATGGGGCCATAAAAGAAGCCCAAAAGCTGACTCTTCTTGAGGTTAATGAGATGGCTAAGTCAACTGCACAAAAAGCTGCCGCTGCTCTTCAGACCAAAAATCTGATCACACAGTATAAGGCTGCGAAAAAGGGCTCCACCGAGTTTACTCAGGCTCAATCGGAACTGGCGAAGCTATACCCGCAACTAAGTACATCGACAGGGATTAATGTCCAAGCTATTGAGGGGCTGCTGATCGTCAAGCAGCGTGAGATTGACCTTGAGTGGAGAAACATACAGCTAAAGGCTCAGGAAGCCTTACAGGAGACGAAAACAGCCATCGCCAAGCAGCAGGCCGCGATTACCGTAGCTGAAGCAATTGGCAAAATAGCTGGAGCCTCTGGGCTTGCCGAGATAGCACTAGCCAACATGAACAATGAACTGGCTAGGTTGCGCGGTGAAGCGGCTAACCTTCAGGCCCTAATTGATGGTAAACCAACGGAGTTCGGCGGAGTTGCTCCTGTAGCGGCGCCGAAGATTGCAGCACCTAAAGTGGCGAAGCAACCAAAGCAGAAGGCTTACGAGAACAAGGCTCTGGAAGAGGCGTACAAGCAGTTGGAGCACAAAAAGCGTCTGGACCAGCTTACGCTCGAGAGTGAGATTAAGACGTTGGAAGCCATCAAGGCCAAGCATGTGAAGACAGCCGACGAGCGCATGGAAATAGAGGAACGGTTGTATGAGGCTCGAAAAGCTCTGGGTGATGTCGCTTTAGAAAAAGCACTGCGAGATTATGAACGTGCTAAGGACCTGGGCAAACTCTCTGAAAATGATGAGATTGTCAGGTTGGAGGCGATCAAGAAGAAGTATGCGGATTCCGCTGCCGAGCGTCAGCAGCTTGACGACCAGATTTACGAGGCCCGGAAGGCCAAGATTGAGGCAGAGAAGCAAGCCGAGTCTGAGGCTTTTACGGAGGTCACCGAGGAATTCAGGAAGGCCGTCGAGGAACGTCTGGCCGTGGAGGATCTGAGCGCCGAGCAAGAGTACCAGGTTAAGCGCCAGTTATACGAGGATCTGATCCGCGAGAATCAGGAGTACCTTGCCCGAGTCAATGCAGACAGCAAGTATTCTGCTAAGGAGCGCATTGAGATTGATAAATCGGTCAAGGATTCAATCCGGCAGAACCGTCTTGAGATGATCCAGATGGAGAAGCAGTATGCTGCTGCTGTTAAACAGGAGCAGATTGACAGCATTAATGAGCTTTCCAGTGCGGTCCAGAAGGCACTCAAGGAGCGCTACACCGCCGAGAAGGAAGCGGCTGTACAACGCGTCAAGGATGCCCAGGAAGCCAATGAGGCGTGGAAGAAGGCCCAGCTTGACGCTGTGAAGGACGCTTACGAATCTCGTAAGAAGATGGCCGAGGAATCGGCCAACGCCGAGATAGAGCAGATTGAGCGCGTGTACAATGCTCAGATTGCTGCTATTGACGCCGAGTTGGCTGCGATGGAGAAGGCCGAGCAGCAGCGCAGCAGAGCTGAGTTGGACGCCGATGACGAATTGAAGATATCGCGCCTACAGGGCAAAATTGAGTATGAACATGATGAGTTCAATAAAGCTCAATTGCAAAAAGAGCTGCAACGTGTCATGGCCGAACAGGACGAGCGGCACCGGCAAGAGCAATTGCAGGACCGCAAGGAAGACCTGCAAGCCCAGAAGAAGGAGCTGCAGGACAGCCTGAAAGAGCGTATGGACCAGCTCAAGGCCCACCTTGCCGAAAAGAAGGTAGTAGAGGATGCAGACTATCTGGCTGAGGTGGAGCGAATCAACGCTACCTATGAATCTACCAAGACGAGCCTGGACCAGCGTATGATTGCTACCCAAGATCATTACGCTAAACTGTTGGACGCCAAGCGTATTCAAGCCGAGGCTGAGACGATGATCGTGCAGGATCAGCAAGAAGAGATTATTAAGCTGCTTGGGGAGTTTGGCGATGACTACAAGGTGACGGGTACATCCCTGGGGGAGCAGATGTACAACGGCTTCAAGGGGCCCGTTAATCGAATCATGGACTTAATTGATGAGCTGAACCGTAAGATGCAAAAGGCCCGAGCGGATGCCGTGGCAGCTATGAATTCCGTTTCTGCTGCTAGTTCTTCTGGCGGGTCATTTGGTTCAGGCAGTTCGTCTAGTAGCAGCGGAGGCTCCAGTTCCAAGTCTTCTAGCAGCTCTGGCGGCGGTGGAGGTAGCAGTAGTAAGACAGTCAACGTGACGAATAACTTTTCTTCATCCAACCTGTCACCGTCCAAGATTGCTAATACGATCAAGAAAACGGCGCAGAATCTGCTTAAGTAAGGAGGCGACAAGGTGCAGAGCGTTACTTTTACAAATGTTCGCGGCGAGAGTATAACCTTCGGCATGTCGCCTCCGTTCATCTTGGCGCACATCGACGGCACGGGTGGACCCGGTGCGGATATCAAGACAACTAAGAGTCCGTACCAAGA